ACTCAGGAGCAAACTGAGAGCTATCAATTGTGCCGTCTGCAATCTTACTTCCGTCAAGCTCGCCTGACGTATTATTTGCTAAATCTATTACGGCATTAGCGATCGCTGTATTATGCCTGTCTGCTGTAGTATCATCGTCTACTGCGAATGTGTATCCTGGTGTATTTGCCATGTTATAAAGTTATTGGGTAAAAGGTGACTAGGCTTCTACCTAGCCACCCATTACTGTTAAGATTTTGGTTTATACCTCGTTCCACTCAATCTTATGGATCTTGGCCACACCTGTAACCGCAGCAACCCCTGGATATACAGCGTCTTCTGCTCTTGAAGCAACAGATGCTGCACTAGCAACAGAGGCAACCGAAGCAACCGCACCAGCTGATGCACGTGTTTCGCCTTCTGCTTTCGATGCAACGGAAGCAACAGCTGCGATAGAGCCAGTTGAACCAATGGATGCACGAGATGCGAGTGAGATATTTGCAGGATCAGAAGCAACGCTTCCTAGTGATCCCTGTGAAGCCTTTGATGCGATAGTGCCGATAGCACCAGCACTAGCAACACTTGCCTGACTGATGTAAGATGGAGAAGCAGCATGAGATGCAGCATCACCAGCAGAACCAGTGGAAGCAGCACTTGCACGTGAAGCAATAGAGCCTAACGCTGCAGCTGTGCCTGCTGTGCCTGAAGAAGCAACAGAAGCTCTACTAGGATACACCTCAATAGCTGGAACAGAAGCAAGAGAACCGCGTGAAGCCTGACTAGCATGAGATGCTGAAGACTCACGAGAGCTACGTCCAGGGTGGAAGTATCTGTATGGCTCAAGTTTTGCAATTGATTCAGATGAAGCGTCAGCACCTAGCATATCTTCAAAGACAGCTTCTTTGTCCTGTACGACTTTCGCACTTAAATTAGGTAAATTTGGATCTGACATTTTTTATCTTTCTAATTTTGGGCAAAGAGGGAATAGACCCTCAATGCCCGTTTAATTCTAATTCGGATTATGCTCCGTCGAATGTAGACTTAGAGTGAATTGCTGTTACCCAATTCTTGTCTAGAACCTTAGCAGCGAAGTATCCGATCCAACCAGCTGTGATGAACTGATTCAATGGGTCGCTTTTGTCAGGTTTGTCATTCACGATAAAACGTGGACGCATTGGAGATGTAGATCCTGCAAGCTTCATGCAGCCTACTGCCTCACGGCCAAACACAAATCCAGTGAATACATCACCGTCTGCTGCGAATGTGCCGAAGCTACCAGCTGTTGAATCTTGTTTGAATGCTAGTGTCCAATCGACTACTTTACATCCTGCGATCTTACCAACTTCACCCTTGTAGATGCGCTCGCCACCACCTTGGTAGATGTTAACCGCATTCCACTGGCTGTCGTCTTGTAGGTCATGAATTTGCTCTGGTGTAAGAGCAGCCATGAAACATCCGCCTTCAAATGGCAATGCACGCTTTCTGCGAAGGTGAGTAACAGAAGCACGAAGGTCTGTAACCTTTACCTTAGCATCAGATGCAGATAGAGCCTTGAATATGTCCCAAGCTGTTTCCAACTGAGCTTCAGTAGCACCATCTAGGTTGTCATGTCCAACGAACTGGTTGAAACCAGAGTCAGTAATAGCAGTTGTGCCATTATACATGATTTCTTCAACGATAGCGTCACGAATGATTTCGTCAGCCTTGTAAGCTGCAGCTTCACCCATACGCTCAACCTCTAGCTTAAGCTGGTTGATTAGGTCTGTCTTTCTGCGAGTGTCAGAAATCTTTACCTTCTCAGACCACTGAGTAAGAGCGATGTCGATTGGAGTCAACGTGCTGTTTGTGAAGTTAGTTGTTGGCGCACCTTCAGTAGCCTGCTCAACTGTAGAAGCAGAAGCCTCTGAACGCTTGAACATTCTCATTGTAGTTGAACCTACGTTAGCAGGAAGATCGAACTTAGTGCAAACTTCGCCCAAACGCTCCTGTTGGATTGCATGATGAAGGAGTTTCTTATTGAAGAACTCCGAGTAACGATTTGAAGTCAAACCGCTTGTAGTAGTTGTAATAGGGTTACTCATAATTTTAGATTAGTTTTACTCCTAATCGGGCATGCTCTCTTCGTGCTTCAGTCTGCAATTGTTCAAACTCAGCATCTAGGCTCTGTGGCCTTTTAGATGGAGTTGGATTGTGACCATTAGCACCTGAATTTCCGATAGAAGTCTTTTTATTAAGTGTTTTAATTTCGTTTTCTAATTCAGTAATACGCTTATTTGCGTCAGCTAATGATGAAACAGCTACCTGTCCTCGAGCTATATTAGTTGCCACCTCGAACCCATCAGGCATAGAAAGCAATCTAGGCTCCTTCTCTAGGAGACCCTTAACCGCTTGACCCAGTGGCGTGTTGACATCTTGTAACTCTTTATTCTCGGGAAGATTTACGAATTTATCTGCAGTCTCCCAAAACTCCTTTTGGAACTTTGCTTGATTCTCCGCAGACATACGTTGAGAGTTTTGCAACTCCTCGTATTCCTTTTCGTGTGCTATATCAGCCATATTCTTGGCTTCCTCAGCTTTCTCATACTCACCCTTCTCTTCATACCATTTCGCTAGGTCACGGTATTCTTTAGCTGTGGGTGGACGATTCTTCTCCTCGACTTCAGCTTTCTGCTTCTCGAACTCTTCACGCTCACGCTGTAAACGCTCACGCTCTTCCATGTTCTCAGCTTTAAACGCCTCTTGTTTTTGCCAAGATTTGTCTAGTCTTGCTCTTTCTTTGTCCCGCTTGCTAAGAGGCTTTTCATCCTGTTCAGTCTGATTTTCCTCATCCAGCAAGTTATCCTCGGTGTCAGAAGGAACATTTTCTTCTTCTTCGTTGAGTTCTTCATTTACTGTTTCTTCATTAGCTGACTCATCAGCAATATCTTCGTTCTGTGGAATTTCAGCTTCCATCTGGCTGTCTTCAGAGCTTTCAACTAATGGCTCGATATTCTCCTGTTCAATATCGACAGTTTCTGCAGGATTCTCAAACTCATCAGGGATACGTGCATCTTCTTGTGCAGCATCCGCCATAAGCTCGGCTTCCATAGCATCCAACTCTTGCATTTCATCTTGTGGGTTCATTTTAACCTTTATATTGAGACATAAGTGATTCGAGTCCTTCAAAGCCTGTCTCACGCCTTAAAGCCTCGTATTCATCCCCTTCGTTCGGCTGGGGATCGATAGCCGACAGTGCAAATACATGAGCAAGCATAGTGCGATTGCCAAAAGCATTTCCATTATTCCATTCAGTATTACTGTCTTTCATTACGGTTATTGCGTTTGTTTCTGCTTCTATGTTTTTCAGTATTTTGCTAAATCTCTTTCCTGTGCCTGATTCCATGAAGGTTGACAGGTTAACTTTATCCTGTTCATCCCAGATCATTTCCTCGGAAGGTATTATCTTTGATGGTGAGTAGGTTAGCCTCATCATCATCTTAATATATCGTATAAAATATCGCATTATTCAACTGGTCCCATAGGTGGTTGGCCTTGATCTGGTGCTGCTTGTGGACCTAGTTGTTCCGCAAACATCCCCTCTATTTGCTCCCTCAATTCTTGGGCAGCTTGACTATCTTTTCTTGCAAAGTTCAAGAAATGCTCTTCCATGTGTTGTTGTATCATCATAAGTGCCTGAGGATTAGTAGGTTGCTCTAGGTTTTGTGCCATAGATATGATCTTTGTGGCCAACACCATGATTCTGACCGCATCGTTATCCTCTGGTTTGACAATGGCTGGATGGCCCTGAAGCAGTAATGCTCCTATCTCGATTGCCTCATCTTCAGCCTCTTCTGCTGCTACCTGATTAGGATCTACGTAAAGCCTCTTAGATAGGCCTACCTCGTCATTTTCCATTAAGTCCTTAGTTAGCTGCCCTTGATCAGTATAAGGGTTTCCTAAGAGTATCTGATAGCGATTAAGAGCTTTTCCATACATGCGGTCCTTATCCCATGAGTCTGGTGCGCCAGATGGAGTAATTCTATAATCCGCATTAAGCTCATCTTTGCTAATAGATACCGATTGATCATCAACAACTACATCAGTTTCATCATTGTGATACTGCTGGTATAGTGAGAATGTTTGTTTGTAAAGCTTTGTTAGTGAACGTCTAAAGAGTCTAGACTTAAGATCCACACCAGTATTAACCATCTGACCGATAGCATTTACTTCAGTAGCAGTGCGCTTTTCTCCGCCACCACCAGCTGCTTGCGCATACTTGTCACCAATTCCAAAGTCAGGAACTTGCGCTGTATCTTCTGCAACTACCTGAGTCCTAGTGATTTCCTGATCCCATGATATTGCTGGACCACCTTGATCAACTCTTCGTAGGTTGTTAGGGAATACCTGTCCAGGTCTCATGTTGAGATTGCCCATGTTTCCACTGGTCTGCCCGTCTACAGTGTATATCGGGTTATTGTAATAAGCCATAGCGTCCAGCTTAAGATTCCACATCTTAGTTGCTGAAAGCTCATATACGCCCAATAGTTCAGCTATCCCTCTTGACTCGTAGTATCTCTTCTCTTTCTTTTCATGTAGAAAGTCCGTATACGGAGCCATACCATGAT